AATCATTCCCACTCAATTATTTACGACAAACATAACCAATTGAGTGATAACAACTTTCTCATAACTTACTTCCACCGTACCGTTCTATATACCGTCACAGGTTAATGGTGCCCCGCTTTTTCAGTGCGTCATACTGCTGCTCACAGGACTCACCTGCAACCCTATATCGCTCAGCTTCTTCTGCTGTTGCGACGTAAGCTCGGTTGCTTTCTTCAAGCATGTCGGCGAGCACACTGATGACCTTGCTGGCTGGCGTGCCAGTGGGGAAAGTTCCGGTATAGTGTTCGGCGATTCGCTTGATCTTGTCAAGTTCTGACTGCAGGCGGCCAGAAGAGGCAGCAGCAAAATCAGCATCAGCCCGCGCAGACTCAATACGGGATAGCGCATCACGTTCAATTTGTGTTTTCTCCTTATCTCGTTGTGCCCGGGCCTTATCATCAGCCTGTTTCTGATCTGACTGCGCCTGCGCGTACCCGGCGTCATACTGCCGGTCACCATGGATATTCCAGGCAACAACGCAACTGATAACCAACGCAGCAAGCATCACGACAATAAGCAACTGTTTCCAGTATGCTTTCACGAATACCCAGATCATAAAAGCACCTTACTGGCGGTGATATACCGCGCGCGCCGGTCATCGATGCCGTTCTGCCCACCATTAATGATCTGCGTGACGCGCACCATATCGCCGGTGTACTTCATACAGCCCTTGGTGGCGAAGAACCACGCCGCGCTGCGGGCCGCATATTCGTCCTGCGTCAACAGCTCAGGATTCTCCAGCAGGTCCACTTTTAGACCGTTTCCGCAGTCACGATAGTTATTCAAACCGGTAATCTGGATAAGCCCGCGCCCACGGTAAAACCAGCCGTCAGTCGGCCCGTTGTTCCCCATGCGCTTGCTATACACCAGATTGGCGATCGCACGCTGGCGCTCCAGCGGTAACGATGGCTCACCAGCACGACGGCCCAGCGCATTGGCCTGGCCCTGAGTGAGGCGCCCGGAACGGACGAATCCCGCCAGCCCGGTCACGCTGTAGTTGAAGTTCTCCTGCAGCCGGGTGAAGCCTCCAGACTCATGCCCGACCTGAGCAATAAACATTGCCTGATCTTCTGGTTTGCTGATACCAAACTCTTTCATCGCAGAAGTTATATGCGAGAACCAGCGTGCGGCCAGCGCCTCGCTAATACCAGCAGCTCGCTGGAATTGTTTAATCTCCATGTTTAGACCTCGTTATTTTGAAAATCTGAACGACGTTACCGCGAGTTTTAAGAACCGCAGCAAGCATGACAGCATTGATAATGACCTCAGATAAATCCACAGCCATTGGCGTGCGTAACCAGATTGCATAGACGACACGAACAGGAATACTGGCCGCAGCAACAATAAGGAAATAAGCAAGCCACCCTCCCCACCTTCGATGTTGTGAACCGTTACGCCGGAATGTGACAACACGAATTGCTATGCCAGTACAAATAAGTGCATTGGTGATAAGCAAAACAAGCTCATTAGTTACCATCGCCTTTTCTCCCCGGAATTAACTCGCGTGGATTATCGGAACGGTGATAGAGCCAGATGCCAATTCGAACTGCAACGATTGCTGACACGAATGCACCAGCAGAGAAAACAATCCCTTTCTCGAAAGAGTCCTGCGTGATGGTAGGGATCAGGCTGGCTACGCCGATAAGGATGGATGCAGTTGGTTTGTAGAAGAGAAGGCCGCAGAGAAAGCTGAGCATCGACAGGAGAACCCGGCGGCGGATCGGGTATTCGACAGCCGAGGTAACAAAGATTACCGCGCCTGCCAAAGACCCCAACGCCACTTCTGGCGGGACACCAGCGATTACCGCAGCGAGCGAACCCATACTAAGCCACTGATTTAAAGACTCACTTGTTAGCCCGGCTGACATAATGACCACCGTTTACTGTGCATAAAGAACCTCCTTAGTTGGTTCTCATATCATACACAATAAACCATATGTGTTTTAATTTGGTAACAAATGAAAAAGCCCTTTAGTGAAAAACATTCATTAAAGGGCTAGATATTTACTTAACCTTTAGAAAAAACAGACAGTAACGGAAGTGTAAAAGTCGACACACCAGTATTCATCATGCAGGTTTTACCACCTGAGTATCCAGATATGGTTTGCGAAACTGGACTTCCTGTTGTTGGGAAAATGGTGATTTCATCCCCCCCCTTCAATACTCTAACTTTGCCTGTAACATCAACCGATGAACTTGAAACAGACGTGAGAGATCCATTGGTCATTGTATAAAAGTTTATAGTTCCTGTTGCTGTTCTGCTTACACCACATCCTGATTTTTGCTTCTGTTTATAGTTAAACAATACCAGCAGGCCAACAGGCATTGACTCAAGCTCAACTGCTGTAGACTGGTAGGTCTTACTGCCGTTTCTCATGTCAGGAGCCTCATCATCTGGATCAGAAAAATTATACCCAAGAGTTAAATCATTAACCGTGGCATTATTCCCTGTTATTCCTTTGACTTGATTAACACTTAACGGTATGTAATTAAACCCTGCAAAAAGCGGTGTTAACTTTTCTCTAAATAAAAGGCCTGGTGGGTATACTAACGAAGGTGTACCATCATATGTCACTGAGATAATATTAAGTCCCTTTTTAAGGGTTCCAATGCACGTTGTTTGTTTGCCTGTAAATGATGTTAGCCCATTGCTGGCAACTTTACCTGATAGATAAGAAGAGTTCCTGATGTCATTGAGAATGACATTGAACTGGTTAACACGATCTGATGAAGTATAAGTTGGGTTATATGGCTCAAATAATGTTACAGAGATATCGCTTGTATCACTCCATACAAAATACCGACAAATAACATTTTCATTTGAAGGCGTAATCCTTCCCCATCCACCAAGTGCATCAAGATAATCACCTCCACTTAATATCGAAATTGATGGGTAGTATCTGGTATTTGAAGGGTATCCAATACCAATAAATGAAAGTTGCGTAGTAGGGATTAGGTTCTTATTTTTTACAGCTGTATAAACGCGCTCTTTTAATACCTCTTTTGCAGCATAAGCACCGATGTATGCATGTCCTATCGTTGATGGATGGCTCTGGTCAAAGACAGTACCGCCGTCACGTTTGGCAACATCAGATATAGAGTACGCGCCTATATCTGCATAAGCGTCAGTCGTGGCAATGGACAAATCCAAAAACTCGACCTTTGGGAAAAGGCGTTCGATACGCTTCTTAATGGCTGACTCCAGGAAAGCCTTTGGCGCATCGTTATTGTTTACAGTAACAAAGCATATCGGACAACCATATCCCCATGATTTTCTAATCAACTTTTCAAACTCATGAAAATACGCTTCAAATCCTATTGTTGGAAGTATTCCATTGTCATTAAAACCAAGGCTTATAAAAAGAACATCAGGAGCTTTTTTTCCATACGCAGCATTCTGGAAAAATCCATAGTCGAAGTTTTCATAACCCCAACCTGTCGCAAGTGACTTGCCAGACGATCCGCAGTTATATGCTTTAAAAATATTATCCGTGCTGTCGGATAGCATATTGAGGCAATCAGTAAAAATTCTGAACCATGAATGCTTACCGCCATTTAAATTATGATTGTAGTTGGTAGAGTTAAGATTTCCATCGCTACCAGTCGGGTTCGGGGTCCATCCTGAACTATAGGCTCCATCCGTTATAGAATCACCAATGATACCTACATGGCAATCTTCTACAGTTGATGGGTAACCCTGCTTATTTGCAAATTTAGCAATTGTTCCAAGAGCAGTAAAATCAGGGCCATTGTTAGATAGCCCAACATCAAAAACATGCTCATTACCCCATTTGTCTCTTGTGAGAATTTTACCTTCTCCAAGAAATTTAGTCACATCATCTGACGGTAAAAAATTACACCTGATGGTTACATCTTTTGGGATGTAAATCTGACCAGGGAAAGCATAAATTGCACTTCTGTTGTCAGTTGTCGTGTTAATAACGACATTTGGAACATAAAATATTGACGTTGCGTCAGTTCTATATTGTCCGTTAACAAGCTCAGATCTGAGAACCGCATCCCCAACACCTCTCCAAGCGCCAGGACCAACACCACCAGTAGTGGTAGGAGTTGATCCTGGAGGAACTACTTTGGGCAGTGGCCCGTCCCATCTGTAGTATTCGCCGTTGCTTTCCCAGAGAAGAACATCGTTAAGATAGATGATGGTATTACCCAACTCAAAAGATTTCTTCGTGTTATAGCCATACAATCCATTTTCTAAGGTTTCAATAATGGTGCTAAGTATGGTACTAAATTTTGCATAAAGATCATCAGTATATTTTTTTGTAGCAGCATCTTGGGGAAGAGATGGATCACGAAGATTTCTAATATAATTTGAAAGCGCGTCATAAAAAATTGCTACGTCATTTGGCTTTCTTAAAGCCAACTTATCATTTCTTAATGATTGTTGAATGAGCATAGTAAGTTTATCAAACGCATCCTCATGTACCTCAGCGAAGAACTTACCCTGATTACGTAAATCCGTTTCCTGAGTAGCTGGTAGTTCTCGTGATATAGATATCTGATGACCGTTAGCCAACGCCTTCGAGAGAATTACATTACCGCCGTTATATCCTCCAGCCCCGGTAACTGTGTAATCAGTATCAAGAGCCAGCACAGCGATATTTTCGTCAAGGTCAACCACCTGTACTACCAGATCAGATTTATTGAAAACCCTAAAGGTGTACGGAAATGATGTCGTAACGCCGTTACCTGTGTATTCGTTGTGGTCAACTTCGGTTGAGACCGTCATGTTAAATCTCCAGATAGTCGCAGCACCCGTTGCGCCGCATATCTGGTTATTCTATTACCAGAAAAACCATATATGGATATATAGCTCATGAATACGAACAGATATTACCTTTCAGGTGATTCGCAAAACGTGCTGGATAGCAAACAAATTATTTGCTACTGTATATTTATACAGTTATTGCTTGGAGAAGATAAGATGCAGCAGTATCACTATCCACTGGAAGACGGATTTACCGAAAGGATTCACACGCCGGGAGGCGTCAGGTCACTGGTGGAGGGATCGCACTTGATGAAATTACTCCGGGCTCTCGATAAGGATGGATTTAATGTCGATGGCCCACTTGCCGAACTGACTGCACTGATTAACTACGTCACCAGCTCACAGATGTCTATGCAGGATCTGCAAACACATCTCGACTATTGTGCCGAACAATTACGAAAACAAATCAGGTAAATTTAAGGGCCGCGAAAGCGGCCTGTGACATGTCACACTCAAGCTATGACAAACCTATGTACCCTGCTACACCAGATAATATCAAAACAACTGCTACAGCAAATTCACCGTCTTCAATGATACATTTACGATTCATAACGCCAAGGGCAACAAGCACAAATACAACAAGAATAAAAGCAATCATTTCTCATCCTTATTGCGGAGTGACATCCTGTGGTCGCCACCAGTATGTCTGGTTAAACTCTTTCTTCGAACGTTGCTCCATTTTACGCAAATAGCCTGGTGAAAAATACTCCTGCATCTGGTTAAAGATCATGTGATCAAGAGCTGCCTTCAAGTACCAGAGATTCGCACCTGGCATCAGCCCTTTCCCAAGTTTCACCAGATCACCACCAGTCTGCTCGTTCTTCCCTTCCACAGCATTTAATGGTATGCCCTGAGCTATCTTCACTACGTCATCAACCAGGCCAGCTACCGGGCCAAGCATCGACGCCAGCGCGCCGCTTCCGTATCTAGTGTGATCTGACAATAAAAAGTCACCGTAAAGGCCAAGACCACCACCTTTCAGTAGAGCACCAAGCCAAAATTTAGCAGCATCTTCTCCTGTCATCTCGCGAGGATTACGACCAGACGCAAGGTCGTTAAGTTGCTGCGACAAAGCGCCAAGAATGGTCGTACTAGCAATAAACGTCGCAATATATGCCGCACGCCCACCAGCAGACGGCATACCCATAGCGCGTGACCAGTGACGCATAACCACCGAGATAGGGAACGATTTAAACAGGAAAACACTTCTCGTTAATTCACCTTTCCATGTTCCACGCTGAATACCAGAACCGGTTATCAGTTGCTCACGTGCTCCCGGTGTAATAACAGCCATATCAACTTCTTCAGTTACGGCACCGAGCAGTTTACGCATTGCCTCAAATTTCACGCGTTCAGGCTCACCAAGATGTTTAACTGCTGAATCAGGGATACGCATAATGCTTTCCGGTGTCAGCATCGTATTATTACCGTTCCCCCAGTCCTCCTGTTGCGCCAGCTTCCATACGCTCCAGTCTGTGTCAGTAATCCCTTTGCTTTTCAGAATACGAAAATCAGAGTCATCGAGGCTACGAAGGTCTGGTGTCCGTGACACTACTTCTCCCAGGCTTCCCATCATGGTTACGCCATAGGCGCGCTTGTGCGCATCTGACCATGCTGTAAGCCCACTGGCACGCATTACCGCCGTTGCCGCCCAACGAGACACTGACGGCCCCATATTATCCATCGCCCAGCGGTTAACGCTGCCAAGTAGAGATTCCATCGCCAGACCAGCGCGTCGCGCCCGCGCAAGCTCAGTACGGTTCGTTGGGTCCATAGCTTCAAGCTGGTTGCGGAATAACTGGTTCATTGGAAGGTTGGTCACCTTCGCAGACAGATACATGGTTCCAAGATCAGAGAACGATGACAGCAACGCGGATCCGAGTCTGCTGGCAACCAGCCAGTTGCGGATATTGTCAGACCATTGCGCGATGTGCGGATTCGCTACAGGCTGTGTCTTTCCGGAAATAAAGTTGTACAGATTCTCTGTGTTGTTCGCCAGCCGCTCGACTTTACCGGTTTTACTCGGGTTAGCTGTTGCCGTTTCTGCCTTAACCTGATCAAGAAGTGAGCGGAAAACATGATCGGGGTTTGGACCATATGTTTCCACCAGAGAAATATCTTTACTGATACCTTCCAGGTGACCGACCATGATTTCCCATAGAGAGCGATCGCCATAAAGTTGTTGATATTGGAGATAGGAATCTGCATCTTTGAAATGTATCTGTCGTGATGCATTACCACGGTTAGCACGTGCGCCGGAAATTCGCATTCCGGTATCAGTAAGCTTATTCAGCCCACCAGTAGCGATCGTGTTATAAGCCTCTCCAAGAAATGCAGACAACTCGGCATCGTTCATCAGTTGTCCATCGGATCGGGTATAATATTTGCGATCCAGCTTACCTATAACATCGCTAACCCACTTATCCTTTGATACCGCCCCAACCTTTTCCATAGAATGATGTTGAGGGATCCCCCAGTTTTCGAGATAGCCAATGTCCCCACCAGCATCATTAAACCGGCGGCGCAGCAGCTCTGTAACTTCTCTCCACGCCTTAGCACCTTTTCTTGCTTTAGCATTGCCAGTATTTTGCCCCCGCATTTCATATACCAGGTCACGTACGCCCGCTTCATCTTCAAACAGACCAAAAAAGCGAGGATCAACTGCTTCAAATGCCTCCTGCAATTGACTCAATGCATAATCACGAGTGGCTTTTGTTCTGGATTCAACAGAGAGGAAATTCGATTTACCGTCTGCATTAAAAGCAATAGTACGGTTAAGAGCGCCAAGTTTCCCATCAGCCCCTTGATAGCTATTGATAAATTTATCCAATCTCTGACGTGCGGCTATAGTGAGAGCCACACGACGTTTCTTTAATGCCGCTTCTCGCTGTAATTCTTCAGATGCCAATTGTGCTGCACGATACAACCGTTCTGATTCGGAAAGTTGTCGCCACGACATCGGGTCATCACGAGCAATGGAGCGCATATTTCGATAAATGCGGTCTTCAATGTTCTGTATTTCTCGCGCCGTTAACGTGCGCTGCGCCGCCTGCTGGACCGCTTGTATACATTCCTGTCTCATTTAATTTAACCTCTCAAGAAACACGCCACAGCAACATCAAACAGGCTGGAATCCTGTATTGCCTGCTCACTTTCCCTGTTCGCTTCATCCAGTACTTCACGCGCACTGCGCGATTGTGGATTACCATCATCATCCAGCACGGTGATTATCATGTCCGGAGATTCAAGCAGCGAGTCTTCAGCTATACGCAGATCAATATCTCCTGCCGGATCTGCCATCATTTTTTGTTCTGTCTGTTGCAATATCTTACCGGGCTCAAAAGGAGCTACTTCGTCTGGCGTCCTGACCTCTGCTGTTTTATAGAATGAAACAGCCTGAGCATTAAGTTCACTTTCTGCCTGCTGTCGTCGTGCCAGTTCTGCTCGAGCTTCAAAAAACTGACCGCCAGGCTCATGCGGTGCCAACGCGTTACGGGAAAATTCCAGGCGCTCTTGTGCCTGCCGGATTCGTTGGTCAATATCGCGAAGTCTGACCTGTTTATCTGATCGAGCACGAGACAAAGCTTTACCGCTACCGTTTGGCTCTTCTGCAAGAATTTGTGCGCGCTGTTCAGTGAGATTTTCAATAATTCGTTGGCTATTAGCGATTTCAGACTGGTAAACCTGTCTATCGCCACGCGGCAAAAGCTGCGCGGCCTGTTCTTCAAGCAACCGATTTTCTATAGCGCGCGCCGTTACTCCATCATCTACAGATGACAGAGCCTCATTAACTGCCTGAGACAGCAGACTCTTGCGCCCAGGAATTTCACTGAAAGATGCAGACTCAACAATGCTGGCAACGTCTACAGGTCTCCCCTCGCTAACATCAGACATAGCTTTTCTCAGAGCCTGAATGTGAGAATTGCGCGAAAGCACGTTGATCGGCACGCCGGGCGCAATATCAATTTCAGCATGATGAGCGGCATTCGCCGCCAGTGCAGCATCAACATCAACTGGTGAAAAATTTGCTGCGTTTGTAGACTCGCCGCGAGAGTTAATAAATCTGCCGACACCACCAAACGCCACCCCAAGAACAGCATCAATAGCAATTGCCTGTCGATCCAACACATCATACTGGTTAGCCATTTCGCTATAGCCACCATCACGAAGCGTTTTTGCAGTAAGCCCACGCTGTGCCATACCGAACGCAATATTTGTACCTGCGGCATAGGCAATATCTGGCGTTGCACGTACTGCTGTTGCTGCGGCGCGTCGCACTGAACTCTCACCCGTCCGCGCAAGCTGAGCCGCCACACCTTCCGCCAGCGCACCACCAGCACGTAACCCGAGGCTCATAGGGATCAGTGTTCCGGCACCAGCAGTAATGCCCTGCACTAATCCCGCTTCCTGCGCCGTCCTGAAATCAACACCCTGTGCTGTCAGCCGTTCAAACTCAGAAAAACCCTGTAGCGAAGTTACCGCCGCTGCACCTCCGACAGGACCACCGAGCGTTGTACCGACAACAGCCTGCCCGCCCATATCGAACAACCCATAAAGAACCTGCCCGGCGGTTCCGGTTGTCGCGGCATCAGGCGTCAGCTGCTTAACCTGCTGCTCTGCTAGTTTTCTCTGCTCGGCAATGTATGAAACTGAAGTGTCATTGAGCGAGGTGTTTTCGTTAACAAACTGAGCAATCGGGGATACGATTTTATCCATCCCTGCCCAGAGCAACTGATCTGGCTTTGCCACCAGCCCGGAGTACAAACCAGACAATGCCGCTCCTACAGCATTGTCGAAAAAACCAACATCGCTGTTAAAACCAGCTGGATTTGATGCTGCTTCGTCAAGCTGCTGATTCTGGTTTACTGGATTAAGGCCAAAGTAACTCATTGCGGAATATCTCCGGAGAATCTCTGACGCTTCTGTGTCAGATCAAGAACAACGGGAGAACCATCATCTTTTAGCAGATAACCAGTACCAAGTTTCACCAGGTACTGACTATCGCCGTAACTTTGCAAACCATACTGACCAGGCGGTGTTTTTATCCCTGTGCCAACAACTTGTTCATTCCAAGCCTGATTAACCTGCTTATCGAATTGCTCTGCAGACATTCCCCACGGCAAAAGAACATTCCCCATTCCGTTATAGTCATGCACGCCACCTGTAGCTACGTTAACAGCCTGTTTCCAGATATCATTGTCAATTTCGCCTGATACCACGCCTTTTTTCGCCATCACACCAGCGTAATAGTCCTTTGCGATCTCGTATGCCATTGATGCCCCCTGAGCATCACCAGCAAATGCATCCTTCACCATGTCAGAAAACTCAAGGCGAAGATCAGCATCTTTAGGCATCGGAATACCTTTCGCGTCATCAGTACCTTTACGAGCCGCCGCGCCAGCAAGAATTGTCTGCGCAGCGGTTTCAGGAGACACGGAAACATCCGGATTAAACCAGTTTTTTTCTGCCAAAATACCACCTGGCTTATCCATCAGTATCCCGGCAACGGCAGCAGATGGAGCGTTGGCACTGATCTGCTGTAGTGCTGACATATACACCTGCCCACCACCAGTGCTCTGCCTGATGGTATCGAGATATGCTGCCTGTTGGGAAACGGGCGCATCACGAAAGAAAACACCGATCTGATTGGCCTCGTCTTTGGAAAAGAACGTCAGTGGAGTGCCATATGACTTAGCAAGGTCACTGACCTGAGCAGCACGCAAGGCAACGCTCTGTCCAAAGTTATCCTTATTGCTCATGTCGATAGGCTTTGCCTGTCCGGCGGCAAGAGAGAACTGTACAGGATCAGCCTGTCGCTGCTTTATCACCTGACTTGCAGCCGACACAACGTTGTCATAAAGAGCGGCTCGTGCCGCATAACCCTCCCCTGTCTCACCAGTATCCGGGCGTAATTGCTCAACATATGCTGTAATGCTGCTTGTCGGCATGTTGCGGAAAGAGCCTATATACTGTCCGGCGATTTGCGTATTTCTGAACTCGGTATATCGCAGGTTTCCTTCTCTGACTCCATAAGCTGCAATAAAATCAGCCTCACCAGGTGGGTTAGGAAATTCAACGCCACGCATATACGCAGCTGTCGCATCGCGAACCTGGCTGTCAATCATCGTTTTATATTCAGCCTGCTGCTGCCGACGCAGTTGATCCGCCTGTCGCATAAAACTTGCCTGCGCCTCAGAAGATGCCGCATCGAATGCTGCATTACCGGTATAGCGTTTGGTGTTGGTTGGAATTGTTGATAAACCAAGTGCTGCACTGACACCAGCAGTTAACTGCTGATCACTGTATGGCTGGCTACCGTTCTCATGATGGATAATGGCTGCACAAAGCGCCTTCAGGGTATCAGGATTAGATGCATCGAGAGGCTCATCAGCAGAAACGCCAAGTTGTTCGCACACTGCTTTGATATACGACATAGTGTCATTTTTATCAGTAGGCGGTGCCCAGCGATTAATTATCTCGCTGACGGTATCGATACCCTGCCGCTGATACGACATCAGGTTACGCCCTAATGCACGAATCCCGTGCTCAGGTGTTTCGAATTTAGCAAATCGACCATCATCACCGGTCTGGCCTACCCACGGATTAGTTTTGCTGTATTCGAGATTTCCTGGGTTATTGTTGCGTATGCCACGGGCACGCTCGGAAGAGTCACTATCTGCTACAGCACGGCGAGCTCCAGCAGCAATATCACTTAACTCGCCATTACTTTGGATGAATGCGGTCGCATTGTTTGCCGACCACTGGGACAATGCGGCATCAGCAACCTTCTCTTTAAACTCGATTTTCTTGGCCTGTATTTGCTCGTCGCTCCAGCCATGCGCAATGCCATAATCCTCAATTTGCTGGAAAGTTTGCTTATTAGCCAATACGTATGCGGCGTTGTCGCCATACAATGCTGCGGCATTTTTACCATTGTTCAGCAGCGTCGCCTGAAACTGGCCTTCTTCGTAGGCATTTATTTGCCCTATCTCGTGCCGCCCGGCCTGCATAGTGAACTGAATACGCTGCTGCTGCGCCTGCTGCATGAAAGCATTACGAGCCTGTTCATCCGGCAGCGACATAGCCAGTTGTTCGACCTGAGCATCAAACTGCTGCGTATACTCATGGCCTTTTCCAATAGCATTTTTCCCTTTCAGGTTAAGCAATCCTGTTTCAGGATTATTCAGCAGATCGCTGCTTATCTGACTGAGGTTAAGAGATGCCTCCTGAGCCAGAGCGATATTGGCACGCTGTTTTGCCTGCCCCAAAACATCAATTGCCTCTGTCCCTGCCCGAACAAAAGCATCACCAATACCTTGCTGAGAAAACGTCTGCAAGCCTGCTGACTGAACTCCACGACTCTCAACCTGACGTCCGGATACTGTTGGTACGACTGGCATTATAATCCTCCGGGTAATCTGGTTCCTGCTGCTGCCACGATTGGCGCAGGAGTGCTTTGAGTAAACGGACTCCACGTCCCACCAAACATCTGGTACGCACCGTATGCCTTCAGAGGCGCAGTGAGCAATGTTGTTGCTGCTCCCACATTCCCCTGTTTACGGGCTGAACTGGCTTCTGCTTTATAGTTGGCAGCCTGAACCTGATAACCGTAAGCCTCGCGTTGCGCGTTATTCACCGTCGTCAGCGAATCAAGAGCGCCAAACTGAGCAGTGTCACCAAATATATCCAGCGCATTACCGGTAGATAAATCAGCGCCGGTAGCCCCCATTGTCGCCGCCTGTGTACCAAGCCGCTGTCGAGTCTCTCTGCGCCGTTGCTCAGCTTCAGCGTTACCCCTGTTTATTGCATCATTTGCCTGAGCTGTGGCTATATCTGCGTTCGCTTCTGCAGCCGTCGAGGCATACTTTCCCTGTTGGTACTGGGTGTATGCCTGAATGCCACTCATGGCGAGCATTGCGCCACCAGCAATAACCGGATCGCACATTATTTTCTCTCCATGTGAAATCTGTGGAAATTAAGACCAAGTGCACCATAAGGCGCGGCTTCTTCAAGCCTGAATCCAAGCCAGTGCAGCCATGCTTTGGCAACATGGTTTCGCTCATCGACATAGTTTTCCAGGCGCGGATAAACTGCCAGCATCTGCTGCAATACAGGGCGGCAGTGGCGCAGAAATGTCTTCTGATATTTTTCAATACGGCTGGTCCCGACCAGCCAGGGCGTACCATTGCCACCGATCATTGACGCCGGAGATACGCCAAACATGGTTGCCAGTTCTCCGTTCGCGAACCCTGACCAGGCCATAGTCGCAGTGCGCAGACCAACACGCAGCGCATCTTCGGTAGTCATCAGCGATACCGCATACAGTTCGTCAATATCAGCCTGACGAACATCCGGCAAAATCATCTGAAGATGCTCTTCGGTAGCGGGAATAATTTGAACGTCGATCATCAGAATCCCCCAACAGTAAGGCGAGGAATAACGGCAAGAACAGACAGCGGCAACGGGTCAAGCTGACGGATTTTTACACGTCCGTTTTTGCCCCAGTTACTGTCAAGTTTCACTTCTACTTTTCCGGTAGCATCATCAACAGGATCATCGTAGAACTCGAATTCACGCTGTGGATATTCGTACCATTTACCGCCGGGCGTAGTCGCCCAGATGCCGCGACTGGCATTCACAACCAGAGTAACGGACGGGTTCACCTGTTTTTTGTCCAGCAGCGTTTCCTGTCCGTTAATGTTGATATCCAGTGTTTCGAATTCAGCAGTTATTGGCAGGCCGATGTGCACTACAGCCCCCGGAGATTCCAGCGTGACGGCACCTCCGGAAACCACTTTCTGTGGTTCCACGTTCGCATCAGAGAGAATGTTTACGGTCTGGCCTTCAAGATGAGACAGGCCTCCAAATGTCCGGCGCGCCATCTGCCAGTTCGTGGTGGCCACATTCCTGAGGGATGGCGGGACGTTCCTGTTGGCACGAACCACTACAGCGGTATTGCTGGTTACAGAAATAATGTCGCAACGTAATTCTTTTGACACTTCATCGCCAGTATCAGGAACAGTTCCGGTATAAGGGAACTGTAGTTGCGCGCCGACATCACTACTGGTGAAGTACGCACCACCAGAAACACTGATTGTATATTCCGCACGGTAATCCCATTCACCAGAACCACCAGTGATGGTCATCGTTCTGTCAGACGTATTTCTTCCATCATAGCTAAGGCCAGAATCAACAAAGAAAGCATCTTCATCGCTGGTAAATAAACGGCTGGACAGTCTCTCGATGTATCTCACTGTTTTCCCGTTAACGGTTCGGTTAACGACGAAATACACCGCATCTTCATTGCCTTCGCTGATACTGCATGTGCTTTCATATTTTCCGGTACTGGATTGTGGTGCCCATGCAAAAACCTGCTGATCACGCAAATAGGTCATCACCAGTAATTTACCGTCATCACGAATGCAGAAGGCGCTGGAGTAAGGGACAATCGAGAAGCACCAGTCAACAATGCTGTGCTTCTGAAAAAGATGATTGGCAAGGATGGTCAGGTCGTTCCCCTGATAGCCGTCAACATCGAATGAGTAGGCCAGATCACGGACAACACTGCCTTTCTCCTGGACGAACAGAGCAATATTCGCCACGGCAATTGGTGGGACATTGCTCGAGCCATTTGATCCCTGAGAGCTGAATGCAAATGATGATGGGGTAAGCACTTTGTTCTGGTCGCCAGTGATGACGTACTCACCTCCGGAAGTCAGCGCCACCAGCGAACCAACATCAATCAGGTGACGGATCTCATTAACCTGACGCCCGGCATAGGTGTAGATAATTCTGTCGTCATCCTGCGTAGGATTGCTTTTGCCAAAATCCTTATAATCCCCGGTACGGCTGGCCCAGATAGTCTGAGGGAACGCAGTCGATGCGGCGAAGTAAAGGCGTTGTTGATAATAAACAACAGTGCCAGGATAACCGTTAATACTGTTCCAGGCATATTTAGCCCATTTATAGCTGGCATTATCCTCGCCAACTACCTGCGAAGGGATATAGGAAATCACCTCGGCAGTTGCAGTAGTTCCATTTGCAGCAGAGATACGGGCAATGCCAAAACCACTGTGCAGATACTCCCACTCAATGCCGGTATCATCATCACCGGATCCGCCCCAGCCATCCCATGATGTGCCTTCTGTATGCGAAGGGCGCAAAGTGCCTGTTTTGCCTGCTGTAACGGCGCGATAGTAGTTACTGTCTGCACGGCGAATATCGCCAATCGACGTACTCTTACTGGTTTCCCATACCGGCACAGAATCCACTGCAGGCTGTTCCAGATAGAACAATTTGCCTACCTGCTCCGCGCCAAAAATTGAGGCGCTTGCCGTTAACGTAATTGTCCCGGTGCTGGCGCTGGCATAAACCGTCACTGACTCGTCAATATTGATATCTTCAAATGGCCCGTTCTTCGTTACCACATCAACCAGTTGCCAGTTGTCATGCGCATAGCGGCGCAACTCTTTCGGCGGGTATGCCGGGTGAACCAGCGTAAGCACGTCTGCGCTTTGCGTGAATTTAATTCGGAACAGATCGGCTTCAGTATATGGCGTGGCAATTTCATAAATAACATTGCTGCTGTTCAGCACCAACGCACCATCTTTGATAACGCGCATGTACTGGTGTCCGAACTCCAGAGCGTAGGTCTGAACCGTCGAGAACTGGAACGGGATCAGGCGGCATTTCCGATTTGGGTATTTGGCGGCACCGACAAAACGCGTACCAGGTCGATTCTCAACGCCGCCATACTGCCGCACGATAAAGTTATCGCACTTGCGCAATGCCACCTGGTACTTCGCCATGTCGATACGACCGTACAACGACGGTCCAATCTCACCACCGGCAAAGCTGGGCTGGATCCAACTGATAGCCATCAGGACAACCTCGCAATGGTAAACTCGTCAACCGGTGGCTGTGGTTCCTGTGATTCATTCTGGCTATGCGAGCCAGCACTAAGAATCACGCGATTGTACATATTGAGGGCAAACGTACCGAGGTCTGCATTCCCAGTCAGCGCCATGTTAATAGCTGCCGCAAGACGCCAGGCCAACGCCTCCATAAAAATGGCATCAAACATGTTCACATCTGAAACGCGAGAGACATACTTGAGCCATGCCTGCGGCTGGTCTGTGTAGATCAACTTTCCTGTTCCGTTGGTGTCTGCACCAACTTCGTACTGAACGCGCATTGCTGCTGTTGGATTGCGTACACCAGGAAGCATAATTTCAGTAATGCGCAGACAATCGGACGGGTACTGGTACGCATATTCCCAGTCAGGCGGTGGATTGCTCGTATCTGCAAGCGCCACGCGTTTGGTAGCAAAGTTCCAGTCAAAATCAGAAAGCACAGCATCACGGCAGGCCTCAAAGTGCAGCGAACATTCCCCCGCTTCCTTGCTGGCTTCCGTCAGGCTGTTAATGCTGCGGCTGTTGCCAATATTGGACAGCGCACGATTGCAGATCTCTACTACAGAGGCCATTACTCACCCCCATTGCCGTACAGAGTTTCAGCCGCTGATTTTTCTACATCACCGGAAACAGGAGCGATTGCCATATCAGTGATCTGCAGATCGGCGCTGCGATTAACGCCATCGTCAGTTTCTCTGGCAGACAGGCCTCGAATAACAGCCTTTGCAGTTATCATCACTTCTGTTCCGACGCCCTGAGGTTGCGCCTTCAGCTTATTCAATGTGTCGTTATTCAGCGTGATGCACAGCCCCCATGGGTATTCATCGCGAGTTCTGGTTTCTCCGCTCTCATCCTGGTAGCTGTCAGTGCCGGTTTTGAGGTTTACGAGTTCCATATACACTCCTGCAATAAAGGGGCCGAAGCCCCTTGTCTGATTCGCGAGGCTTACACGCCCAGTTCTTTACGCTTATCTGCGATCTTCTCGCGGAGCGTTTCAGCTTTGGCGTTATGGTGTGGCTTCTCGTTAAAGAGCAATTCGTACTCTTCACGGAGCTTATCCAGTTCACCATCATCTGACACATCGTTGATGATTTTGGTGCTGGTTGCTGCCATTGACACCTTTCCTGCAACTTTTGCTTTTGCCTGTCTGGCTGCATCGTTAACAGGTTCCAGTGCGCTACCAGGCTCACCTTCGTATTCGATTTCTGCCCCCTCCGGCCACAGAGTGTTATGGATATGAGAGAGGCGCAGAACGCGGTATCTTGGTTTCTCACCTGACATCGATATCACCTTAACCAGTTACTTTTGAGCGGATCGGATACGGCGTATTGGCATCAACATCAAGACTGATACCAGCAGTGAATTCGCCAGCCGTTAGTGGGCCAGTTGCGACGGAGTAGTTAACACGCAGATATCGCTGAACACCGGCAGGCACCTTTGCAGAAACAACTCGTTTACCTGCTGTCAGGGCGGTCTTTGCCAGTGCGCCACTATCATAAATAGTGGTCCATGAGCTGTTATCCTCACTCGTCTGCAACTGGATGTTTACAGTTGCATCACCGCTTGCCGCGGCGGCTGTGTTAACCAGCGCCCAAAACTCAAGCGGGTAACCCACGCCGATATCACGACGTTTTCCGTCAATTGGACCGAGATCGATTACGTCAGTAGAAGCCGCGGTATTCGTAACCGCCTGAGCTTCGGAGAACATCAACAGTTTGTCGGTGATCATCTTCTTTCTCCATTAGTGGGTCTGTTACGACCCACAGGTTAATAACAGGCGTTACACCACACGGGCTTCTGTTTCCAGAAGCGCATCAGTCTCACGGATTGGTACACCACGGAATGAAGTCCACCACTCGCCTTCTGTCTCTTTTACGCTGATCGCCAGAGATGTTTTCTCCAGAGATTGCAGATCAAGAGCCTGGCCTACAGTGCGGTTCATGTAGAACACCGGGCGGCCCATGCCACGGTTTGGAATGCGATGCAGTGCTTTAACCATCAACTTCGCAATATTTGCTGCAGAGGAAGGTTCTGAAAGATTGCTGACATCGATGTTTGCAATGCGAACAACATAACGCCAGTCACGCAGAGCAAGCCCGTTGTCCCATTTGTAATGGGTACGGTAGCCTTCGTACTTGCCGCCATTCGCATCTTCCAGTGTCACCTGGCCTTTATCTTCCATCTGGATGCCAGCCTTCTGCCCTTTCGGGAAGATGCCATGCACGGTGTTTTCGCCCCACACCACTAACCAGATTGAGGTGTTATCTGTACCCGTGCCACCAGCATCAATGATGTTCTGAGCATTACCCGCAGACAGGCTGGAATAGCGGGAGGACAGTCCCATAAACTGCTGAGGGTTAACGCTGGAATCACCATAAAACAGCGTCTGCGCCATCTGCTGATTCATCGCTTCAATAAATGCGCGGTCTTCAGACAGGCGGAATTCGGCGGTATTGCCGTTCAGATCAGCCAGTGACTTATCGACTTCAGCATAGGTTTCCAGCATGCCAACGGAATCGGTTACCTGCACTGTGGTTGATTTGCTTGGCTGTACGCCATAGTTCAGCAAACGCCAGGTAGCTGAAGGTAAACCAGAACGAATGGTGGTTCGGTGTCCGGTAGGAAGGTTCCCTTCGACAAAAGGCATATCCTGAAGGATCGGGTTAGTTTGACCGAGAAGCTCGATAATCTTATCGACTTTCCCGTTTGGATCGACGCGCTTACCCCAGTCAGCCAGCGTTAGCGCAGTTAAGCCTTTAACAGCCATTGTCATTTCCTCTCTTATTTGCCATAGAGCACTTCGGCCGCACTACGCTGGCCTTCATTACCACCGGTGACCATGCCATCTTCAGACATCGCCTTTCCGATTTTCACGAACGTCTTGACCAGATCAGGGTGATTACCCAGCCCGGTGGTGTTCAGATATTCTTTGAGTTCAGGTGTCCCGAACTGGTCAAGCGCACGCTGTGCGGCGCTAAGGTTAGAAATCAACTTGTCGCCACCGATTTCTTTGTCAGCTTTTACATCCGCAGCCCACTGCTCGGTTGTTTTCTGCCAGGCTTCTGCCTGGCGCTGCTGAACACCTGCCAGAATCTTCGGATAAGCATCAACCAGCTTTTGCGCTTGCTCGTTGGTCAGGTTAAGTTCTCGCGCCACCGGCTCGAATTCCTTCAACGCTTCTGTATCCAGCTCTACGCCTTCGGCAGCCTGAAACTCGTACTTCTCCGGCGCACCCTCCGGTTTATCGTCGTCATTTTTTTCACCCTGCTTATCGCTTTCAGGCTTTTTGTCATCAGCAGGTTTATCGCCATCAGCAACAGGTTGTGGCTTATCACCTTCCTGTTGTGATGGATCACCAACTGGAGCAGGGTTATCACCTGCAGGCGCTGACGGTTCTGACGCAGCCGGAGCTACTCCACCATCGACTGGTTGCTCATTGCAAAGACGGCGATACAGCAAACGCTCAAATAAACTCATGATCACTCCTGTTCACTGGCCTCTTTGGCCATCTTCAAATACTGTTCAGGGCAATGCGCCATAACGCGCTGAAACAGTTCCAGCGCCAGATTGCGTTGCCCCTCATTAAATGCCATTGCCATAGCGTCCATCGGCGAGATAGCGGAAAACACACGGCCTTTCTCCAGTACCGACCAGACAACCCGACGCCCCTGTTCACAGCTCATGACAAAGCGAATGTCATCAATTTCACGCTGTGCCATGTCACGTTGCTTACGGGCGTTTTCTTCTTTCAGTTGATCGTCTTCGTAATCTGTCATTGTGATTGCCCACCCTGACCACTAACTGCATTCGCCATAGCTGACAAAACACTCGGATCCGAAGTTTTAGCTTCGCTTAGCGTCTTGGCCCCCTGTGCCGCCGCCATCCCCATCGCCATCATTTGTTGCTGCTGTTGCTGCTGTGCCCGTTGCTGGCGAGCCTGCTCAACCTGTTCCTGCGGAACAATGACGGTTGGAGACACTCCGGACATATCAGCGAATGCATCGATCGCCTGATCAACGTTGAGTTTGTCGAGAGCTTCTGGTTTCGCTTGCGCAAGTTGACCAATGAAGTTAACCGTGGACGCCAGACTGGACAGGCCGATAGACTTCTGCGCCTGAGCCATGACGGAAATGTATTCGACCTTCAGGGGCATGCCTTCCATCGCGTCAGGCGGTGGCGGCAGCATGTTTTTACGCACCATCATCGAGAAAGCGCGATCAATGAGAGGATTAAGACATTCGTCGTTCAGACGCTCCAGAACCGGCCCCAACATCAGAAGTTTTTCTTCTTTCATTTCGATCACCGCTTCAACAGGCATCGAGCGGGTATTGATGTTCTGCAACATCATGAACAGATCGACAAAGTAGGCGCTGTTAATGATTTGGCGAGTGTCCTGAATGTCTGCCACCAGATCTGCTGTACTGGGGTTAACCAGATAAGCAGGCCTGAAACCATCCTGACCAGTAATCTGATCGATATACGTGATGTCGCCAGGAAGAAGGGAGGCGCGCTGATTCTTGAGGGAAGTCGGAGCAACCATCGGCGGATTGGTGGCTTTATCAATCAACTGCGACTTGCGCTTCTGGAGAAGCTGCAATGCCTTAACAGGTCCAAGCGCCAGCATACCCGGGCATGATGATCCATAAACATCTTCGCCGTTAACTTCCCAGCGCGGAGCCATAATTGGAAACTCATCGAATCCGGACTCACGCAACAACTTGTCGTTATCGCCACCAACCTCGTAATAAACCGATTTGAATGGCTTGTTCTTGCTATCCAGCTTCGATGTATCGCGGTCAATGTTCGGGTAAACCGAATGCATCACTTCGATCCACTTCTCGTAGGTGCCGCTTTCCCACATGCTTTTTACGGATTCGCTGACGTTATTTAGCCCGAACTCCTGAACAAGCTGACGAACAGTCATAGAGAACTTGCGAAAACAGGTGTCAACACTGCCACGAGGTGAGTTAGCCAGGTAGTAACTGCCTATCGGGAATGGCATTGTGCGAATGATGTCCTCATCATCCTCCAGTACCGCCATTGCACCGGTGCTGTATGTGCCGAGGCTTCCGTATAACTGCGGCAGCGACTGATAGAGATTCGACTTATTGAACATATCGTTCATGCGGTTCTGCACCGCCTCAAGCCACAACTTAACAGGGCCATAATCCATCATTTCAGGATCTGGCGTAGCCAGGCGAAACCACGGACGCGCGGGGCTTGTGATGCCTGACATCATGCCGCTGGCGAGAGTGCGCGCCGCCATAGTCCCGGTCGAATCAATAATGCGTGTATTGCGTCGATCGTTACGGTTGACCTCAGAAGTCAGAAAGCGGGAACCACGCGGGTTGATGTAATCACTCAACTCGCGCCAGTGCGGCTCGAACGACTGACGCTCGCTTTCAAGTTGTGCGAACTGTTTGTTCAATCGCTCTTTAGTTGTTTCCGCCATTTCAATGACTCCGGTTACTGACCAAGCAGCGTTTTACCGCTGGTATTAGCAGTTGATGTGTCGCCCTGAGAACCGGTAAGCAGCGTAGAACTACGACCAGCAGCAGCGCGACGGCGACGTGTTTCTTCGTCGCGGGCATCAACAACGGCGGCATCCTGCTCCTGTGGTGCTGCCTGAACTTCTGGTGTTGCAGGCACTGATGGTGAGCTACCCATGCACATATCAATGACTCCGTACGCAATTAAATTATTACCAATTTAACCATATATGATTTATTTATCGTAGGTAGTTGACATTTAACGCACAAATTATTACCTTTAAGGTAAGCAAAGGGTTCATTCCGGTTATTAACCTGACTGGCTTGTCGTTAAATTGAACAGGTGGAGTGAGCTTTTATTTTGAGCAGTACGGCGTATGGCACATGCGCCGATAGCGGTATGGATACGTTTAAGGGGCACCCTCCCTTGCTCGGGCAAACGAACCAGGTAGCCGGAATGTGCAAGTCGAGCGGTTTTATTCCGCGCACGGGGATTCACCATCCCGGCGATTCGGTGTGACGCCTCGGAAGAGACGAGGGTACAACGATGAGAGCATTTATGGAGCTGCGACAAAGTGTGGCGCACTTAACAGGCTAAGTGCTCTCAGCGTTGTGGCATTAGCTCAGTTGGACAGAGCAACCGCCTTCTAAGCGGTTGGTCGCAGGTTCGAATCCTGCATGCCACGCCAGAATCACGCCTAAGGACCGTGATGCCAGAAGTTCCAGGGGCTTGGCGGTGATGGTTTCCCTTGAAGGACTATCACCGCCCTTTTTACAGCAGGACGCCATTGCGATGACTTCATGCTGTAAACCAGTACAGCCACGGAAGGCATAACTCATTGCTTCCAGTTTGCCCGGTTCGCCGGGCATTTTTTTAAGGTGAGATTATGAACGACCAGCAAATCGAAAAAGAAATCATTGAGAAAGGCAAAACGGCACCGCGAATCACCCCGCAGCACATCGAAGACGTGATTATTAGTGAGCACTATTTCACGGCTGCAGAAGGGGTTCATGGCGCTAATGAGCTTTTAAAACCGCATGAAAGCCCAATTGACTATTACCAGGAAGCGCACCCTGCTGAGTCACTTCTGACCTTCTGCGTTCTGGTGCTGCGCAACGGATTTACTGTAACCGGAGAAAGCGCCTGTGCAAGCCATGAAAACTTTGATGCAGAAATTGGTCGGAAGATTGCCCGGCAGAATGCTGTAAACAAAATCTGGATGCTCGAAGGTTACTTGCTGAAGCAGAAGCTAAGCGAGCAATAACACCGTGACATGTCACAAACAGCCGGCCGATGAGCTGGCTTTGTTTTATCCTCATCAGAGGATATCAACGACATTATCCCCTCATAGGGATACGTTTTTCATAATGACCGAAGATTACCTTAAAGGTAGAATCAGAAAAAAACCTAAAAGGGCCTGGACATGCTTGAATCACTTAAAGAATACCTATCTTCAACCGTTAATACCGCTGCGCAAAGGGTCAGAAATCCAGTGTTTGGAGCGTTCGCACTGTCATGGTGCGCCTTTAACTGGAAGTCGATTTTATACTTACTCCTCAGCGACTCCAGCATCATCGACAAGATCACCTACATTTCCAGCAATAGCAGTTGGAAAACGGTATTAGCATTCCCATGTGTTTCAGCAATAATCCTGTGCGGCGGCATGCCCTGGATCAACAACGTGATTTCAAAGTGGCAAGCCAAACCTCTTGATAATTACGATTCGATAGAGAACCACCGGAAGGCCAAGCGCATTCATCGCGCCACACGCCTGCAGCGCCTGAAGGCAAAGCACGATGTGACATACGACAAAGTTAAGACTGGCGCCGAAAAGGACATACAGGCTATGAAGGAAAGAATTACGGAGTCACAGGCCAGGATGGGTGAGCTAACGTCGGAAAGAGATAGGCTCTCCGATAAGGTTTTGGAATTGAATAAGAAGCTGGAAAACATGCAATCAGTGGCTGCAGCGTTAAAGATTGAGGCAGAAAAGTCCGCCAGAATGCTTGAAGATAGGGAGGCCAAAATAAATAATCTCATACAAGAATTAAAGGAAAAAGAAAAGGAAAGTATCGTATTGCATATGGGCCATGAACCCTTGCGAAAAACATATACATCACAGGCTGAGAGAATGATTGCTGAAGCCGTGAAAAATAAGCAATAAATCACGCAAACGGGTCGTAATCTGTGATGGCCTTGCCTTGCTGGTTCTGCTGACCGGGAATTCGCAGGCGCTTCGACACAGGGAAAGCAAACGTCAGCAATAGCGCATCGCCTTTCCCCGGCGAACGCCCAAGTCGTTCTTTGATATCTTCCTTCGGTTCGATAACGATTTTACCGTCCACGCGAACTTTGTACTCTGCCGTCGACAGGTCGTCCGCTGTTTCCTGGTCATCCAGCATACCGCCCAGCCTCAGCCATGTCTTACATGAGTTGAACATCTCCCCACGCTTGTTGAGCATCTGCGGGTCAGTAGACGCGCCACCGAACGGAACAAGTTGCCATGTCCTGCCCCAGCCGTCACCGATGGACTTCAGCCCGGTGCCGTAACCGAAGTCGATGAACACCGCGTCAGCCTGGTACTGGTCTTCAAAGTCGGCGATTCGCTTAGCCATAATCAAATCGTCGGTGGTCTTGTTGCCGGTCCAGAGCACTTTGCTGTGCAGCCCCTGCCGCAGGTATATCACCGCGTCATCAACTCCGGAATACGCCGGGTCGACGCCGATAATCACAGGAGCGTGAGCAACCTGCCCGGCGGTAACCACCCGCTTCATGGCCTCGTCTGTAAGGCCTGTTGGGATAAACTGGAGTTCTGACGCGTCAGGGAAGATCCCCCGCACGCGGACCTTCACGAAGTCGCTGTCTTCCCCGTAGTCATCAACCCATTTCTGCAACTGCTGTTTGTTAGTGCCTTCCACCGTCCGGCTGTCAATCTGCGCAGTTTTCCAGCGGTGTTTATATTTGCGGAAACATTCGCGGAAACGCCCGGTATTACGCGTCGGGTTCCCGAACGCCACCCAGATGATTTCGGTGTCTTCGTCCGTAAGCGCACCCTCAGCAACTTCCCACACCAGATCCGCAATGTTCGACGCTTCATCGAATACCACGATGATGCGTTTGCGCTCGTTGTGTAGTCCGGCGAATGCCTCAGTGTTGTGCTCAGACCAGGGTATTGCGTCAGCCCGCCACCGCTTGTCGTGCCCAGGATCATTGCTGTACATCGCGGTAGCGGTACAGGTAAACCAGTCTTTCGTGATGGCAAGGTTCGACCACTTGATAATTTCCGGCCAGGTCTTCGTTCGTAGCTGGTTGTCGGTGTTGGCGGTCACCACGACCTTACAATCCTCGCAAGTGGACATGCCCCAGTTGATCAGCATTGAGATGAATGCGGATTTACCAATACCGTGACCAGAAGCGCGTGCCAGCATAAGCGGCTGATAGCGCGTCTCTGGATTCTGCAGGTGATCACGTATCTCTCGGAACGCATCGGCCTGCCACTGACGTGGACCGGTGGCATGTGCCAGTTCAGTACCCTCTTCCCCCCACGGGAACGCATAGAGGGCATAGCCAAGCGGATCGTGAGTGAACCCTGCAATATCCTCGATCAACTGCTCTTCAGGAGATAACGCTGTATCTGTCACTGATTACCATCCTGACGTTCTTTGAGTCGCTTCCTGGCTGCTGCTATGCGATCAGCAATTGTCACATTCACATTAACATCCAGGCGTTCTTTGAATGCGTTGACGTCGACGTGCTTACCAATCAGTTCTAGGTTCTTCACCTTGTCAGGCCATTTAATTTTTTTGAGGATTGTCTCTATCGAGTCCTCGTTCATGTTCATGATGGTCGATGACAGATCAAAGCCGCTAAGCGTAGTGCGCCATATTTTCGGCCACTCGCGGATTGGCTTAAGACTCCCATCGTCGTTGAGGATATCAATCACGTCCATCTGGTCGATCTCCACCAGGCGCATGAGAACGTAATCAGCACTGACGCGCATTCGTTTGTTGCGCTCCTCCATCAACTCGGCAATCCGTTTTTTAATGCGTTCATCACGCATCATGACACTGGCTTTAACTGCCGCTGTATTTGGGGAGAATCCTGCGTTAATCGCTGCCTGAGTCTGGTTTTCAGGCGTTTTGATGTATGACTGGCAATAAGCCTCCTGCATTGCTGTTAGTGGCTTAAATTGCGTTGATTTGCGTTTATAGGTTTTAGGTTCAGCAGACATCATAACCACCGTGGTAATAGTTACCGTTGTGGTAATAGTACCATGCAAAATAAAGCCGCCATAGTTGGCGGCAGTATTCAAAACCCATCAAATTCATCATGCATAATCTAATCGTGACATGTCACACTATTAATTTCGTTTCATGCCAGCCTTTAGTCACCCAGCATTGCAAGTCACCATTACACGGACATGAATTAACTGGAACTCTCTCGCCGCACTTACCGCAACATTTTCTGCTGATCGATTTTATACGCCCGCGCACGCGTGCATCATCCTGGCGGATCAGTAACGCTATATACTCACCAAATTCGTAAGGCGCACGCCCGGGGCGACGCGTGGCACAGTTACGCTCCAGCATTTCAATTTCCTGAGCATCAAGCACAATTTCCAGCTTACGCACACCAGATGCAGCTTGTCTGGCTCTCTGAGCGGCTTTGCGCTCTGCTGCTGATTTAGCCATCAATATTTACCTTTATCGCGTACACCTTTACCGGTTTATCGCCGAAGTGCGGATGTGTGATTGTCTTGATTTCATATCCGTCATACGGGACGTCTATTCTGCGGCTGGAATCGTCGCGCTTCGGATATCCCTTTGTGATAATCAGGCGGTCATACTCCCGGAACATAATTCGCTTATTCCAGTAGTCATTACACAGGCGATACTCTTCCGTTTTCTCGCCTGACTTCATCTGGTCGAAATATTCACCGTTAACTGCCAGTTGAAGGTTAGCCACGGTTAACCTCCTGCGGCGGTTCTGGTAGAGGCATCCAGTCGGTTACATTGCGGCTCTGCGTTTCGAAGAACTCCTCACCATTGCGGACAACATCAAAAAACTCACCGTCTCGATATTGTGCATAAAGAACGAATGCACCATCACATAAAATAATTACGTGCTGACCATCATCAGGCATTTGCTCACTACAGCTTATCCAACCATCCGGAGTTACCGGAGAATTGCCATTTACCAAGTCAGCTCGAACATATAGCGTGTCATCATGGTGCTGATTGTGGCTGCACCACGTTAATTCGCTTAACTCGCCATCTTCTGGCCATACTCCAGCTGTTTGCAGCCAGATATGGGCTGGCGCATCCTGGCAAGGTGTATTAACTGGAAACTTGTAAGTTTGGCTTACAGGTTGGCTACCCTGAAGCATGGCAGCGTGGCAGGCTTCATCAACCATAGCTTCTACGTTTTCGAGAAGTACGTAACTGTACTGCTGCCCACTAACCCATTCTTTTCTGCGAGGTAATGCGCGTGGGTCCGCTACAATGGTTCGCAAACGTTCCAGAACAGCAGGCACTACCGGCTCTACTGCCAACCGACTGGCATATTTGTTAATGGTAACGATAAGCTCTTGCTCAGCCTCATCCAGACAATCACCGATACCTCGCCTGTCACCGTCAAAATCATCGAAATCGGCACGAATCTTGGCAACCTTCAGGATTGCGGACAACACCTCACTAGGAATTACCGGATAGTTGGTTGACGTTTCCGCGATTTCCCGAAAATTATTGGTTGACGAATTCTTGTTTTCCCGAAAGTTTCCGGACTGAAGCATGGCGGCGCGGCAGGCGTTCCAGCCATCTGCGTAACAATCTCTGTGTGTCTTGAAATATGTCACCGCCCTTGGTACATCGTTTACGTCTATTTCATCCGGCACAACCGGCGCAGGTGAGTCAGCATAAACAGGAATAACGTCCGGTTGCTCTTTATTGCTTTCATCCGTTAAAGCCCAGAATAATTTCCCGGCCGGATGTTTGAAAATATAAGCAACTGGTTCTGCTTCCAGCGATGCCAGAGCAATTCGTGCCAGTTCTTCCGCTTCTTCTGCTGGCAGTACAACGTTGCTACCAGGTCCGTATGTTTCGCGCCACTGCTTGATTGTCAGTAGTCGCTCTTTGGTAATAGTGATCATGCCGCGTTTCCTTCTTTCTTATTAACAATTACACCGTCATATATTTCATTAAGGTGCCCTCTCAACTCCATGCGCCTTAATGCAGATAACATGTAATCGCATTCAACCTGCTTATTTCCAGTAAATGGCTTATCGTCAGGATTACCCCAACAGCAATTACCCTTGGGCCACCCATGTACCTTCCGTACTCTTCCGTTAACAACGTGAAGTAATCCCCAGCCAGGTGGTAAATCCTCAATTGAAATAATTCCCGGCTCACTAATAAAGAATCGCCAGTCGCCCATTCCAAGAGACGGATTTTTACGAAAACGCTTTTTTCTATCTGCCAACAAGTCAGCACGAGAACACTTCGCCTCTATCAGGCATGATGCTGAATTTCTGAATCCCATAGCATCTGGCTGTTCTCCGGTACTGGTTACAGCTATAAAGCGGTCATGAAAACAAACCTTGAACCCGTTGCGCTTAAGGAACTTGTACGCAATCTGACAGAGTTCGCGGTGTGTTAACGCCATATCACTCTCCTTTGATGCGAATGCCAGCGGCGCGGATTGCAGCGATGACTTCAGAAACTTTGTATGCCATTACCGTTTGGTAATCATCGTGAAAATCTGTTCGATGAAGCATGCTGCTACGTTCCGGGAGCGATATTTCCCGAGCATCCAGTTCCTTAACGCGTTCCTCCAGTTCGTAGACCCTGCATTGTTCTCTATCATCAATCAGATATAACCCAAGACATTCGCTTTCTACCCAACCGCCAAAATCATGATCGTAACGCTCACATGAAAACTCACCGTCACCGTCCTTTGTTGGAATGGTGTAACTATCTAATGGGCCACCATATGTCGGCACATTCCCCAATGTTGGATGCTCAATCCACATGAAAAATGCACGTCCGGTTATTGGGCAAATATCTGGCCGCCATTGGTTACGAACAGCCTTGGTTTCGGATAATTCTTCAGCGTGTTGTTTTACTTCCTCAAGCTCAACTCTCAGCTTCCCAACCGTAAGAGCAATATCCTCGTTCTCCTGGTCACGGCGTTTGATGTATTGCTGGTTTCTTTCCCGTTCATCCAGTAGTGCAGTGCCACCGATGGCGTGAACGCCATACGAAACGCCACAAAATTTTGATGCATAGGTTCTGTTTCTACTGCAACTGCCGCATCTCGCAGTGCCTGATAGTCAATTTCGCTCACTGGTTGTCTCCTTTGCTTGGCCTTCTAACTTCTGAGTGGTTGTATCAAACTCAAACAACTTAACCACGTCATCAAACAGGACATAATCGCCATCAGAATCTTCAGTCATGTCAGCGCCACAATCCTGACCGCACGAGTCGCAACCTCCCATATCAAGCTCGTATCGCTTCAGGTTTGCGATATTTGATAAATTCAGCGCCAGTACAGCTAGGTCATAAACCTCGTCAGCGGTATACCCTGCACCATGTCCATACATTTCAATGCGGGATATGATTTCTTCTAACCGTTGTTTTGTGATCGTCATTTTTACTCACCTTCCTGTTCTTCCAGAAAAATACGCATAGCCTCAAGCATCTCTTCGGTGTCATACGGAGACAGCTTGTCACGCAGGATGTGTTCAATGCTGTTAATGAACTTTCGGATTGCTTTGCGTTCAATTTCAGTCAGGAAAGCATCGGTGGCTGGGGTGTCTGATTGCAGAGACTTTGCGCGATAGTCATTCCACCCTCTTGCATACATGGGATTAACTCGCACTCCATCTTTTACGCAATATGCCTGACCTCCACGGTTGATAACCTTGATTTCGTCCATAGCGCCAGACTTCAGCCCCGCATTCTCCGCCGCCAGCGCTGAAAACTTCTCGTGTGCCAACTTAACAGCCGAATCAGCCTGCTTAATTGACTCAATCGCTTTCTGCTGGTCTTCGGCCAGCGCATTAGCACGCACCAGTTGCACTTCCAGTTGCGTTGCCAAATCGCTGATCAGCTTTGCCACACTACGCATATCAACGGCACCACATTCTGCTTTCAGTTCCGAAGCCATCTCATGCCCGGCGGAAACTAACCATTTGATATTACTTTCCATCTTTACCCTCGCTTATCCACATAACTTATTGATTACATTGATAACTAAAAAGATCGTCGATTCAGAACTCTTCGATGTTCCAGCCGCCACCTGCTTTCTTTGGTTTAACCGTTACCCCGATGATTCGGAACGGATACTGATCTGCGGCTACTTTGGTTTTCACCCTGGCGTCGTCGGTCCAGAATCCCCCTTTCACTTCGTGCAGTTCCATCTCTCCGGTGGCGAGCATCACAGCGAAATCGGGCGTATAGAACGTGTTGTCAGCTAACCGCAGCTTGATACCCTCGAATCGATACCAGGCGATTTCCCCTGCACGTTTACGCTGCTCAAGGTGCTGGCAATACGCAGATTCTGTTTTGTTCATCTGGCCTGTTTTGAGTCGACCAAGAGCCTGTATCTGTTTTCTCATGATTTACCTCTAAGGTAATTAAAAACCACATAAGACACGAAATCAATAGAGTTTAGAATATTTTGTTACCTCATAGGTAATTGTTGAGGCGTAAAAAAATGCGCTATCGCGCTGGTATTACTTGATAAATCCTGCCGCCTTTCCCCGCCTGTATTCCTCCATCAGCCACTGCGCCGGTGTTATTCCCCCAAGGGTGGCGGCGTTAGGCATGCACCCGAAACTTCGCCCTGGTGGATGGTAAACGTCTCTCCCTGTGTCCGGAGGTGTACTCATGGGCTCTGGCTTTGCCTGTATGCTGATCACCGGATCGGGTATCTGCTGTCCGGAAGCCACCTTTTTCGCCCAATCATCGAGCAGCCTGCGCGCGTGTTTCTCAACCTCAATCTCGCTAAGCTGGCGCTGATACATTGCACGGCGGGTATCACATACGACCCAGTACATAACCGGATGCCGCCACGGGAATCTTTCGGGACCACCAGGATATAAACTTTTTTCCTTGCTGTACCGGTGAAACTCCGCCATCACATCGTCAATGGTGACGCCAAGAACCATCTTGCTGTCTTTGCACCACTTGATGAATTGCCCTGGCGACGGCCAGAACGGAGATTCACTGGCGCGGGCGTGGCGCATACCAGCAGAAACCTGTTCACGGGTTCGGATCCCACCTTCGGCAAACGCAGCAATCCACTGCTGTTTTGCAGCGACTTCCTGCTCTGGCGTCTTCAGGTTGGTTACCACTGCCGCCGGAAACAGTTGTTTCAGCTGTTTGAAAAGGGCATCAACAAGCCTCTCTGCTGACATGTTCACCACGTTGTCATTGTTGGTGTACTGATGCTCATAACCTGACATGCGAGAAAGGGCTTCTCCGTCACGGTTTTGTATCGCGGTAAAAACGTTGTTCACAAGAAATCCTCCCATGCTTCAGGGCTGTTCCAGTGCGGAACGTTGTTATCAGGTAATGTTGATTGCTTCTGTCTGCTAATCTGCAGCCGCCTTGCCAGCTTCTGCTCCCACTGTGCCTGATGGTATGCCTTACCCTCAGCCATCCAGTAAATTCTGAACTCTGCAAGTTCCTGTGCCGTTGGCAGACTGTCCAGGTAGATCCCCTGCAATGAGCTTTTCCGAAGAAAGTCATCTGATGGCTGCCATTGTTCATGCATGACAAATTTGCCTAATTGCCCTGGCCCACCAGGAGGAACAAAGTTATTCATCACGGCGTTGTTTGCGCCGGGGTCATGAGGCACAGAATCCCCGCTTTTTGTCCTGCTCTCCCTCTCTTGGTTAAATGACTGGTTATATGACTGGTTCTGGATCCCGTTTTTGGGATCATTCAACATCCCGTTTTTGGGATCATTCAACATCCCGTTTTTGGGTATATTCCCGTTTTCGGTAACATTACCGTTTTCGGGTTCATTACCCCCTTCCCGGTTGCCTTTAATGTTCCCGTTTTTGGTTATATTAAGAGAGAAAACCCGCACTCTTTTCGTCGCTCCCTTTCTCTCTCCGGTATCTGAAATAAGCCCCATTTTCATGAGCGATATAAGCCCGGCCTGCACGGTTTTTTTGTTCAGGCAAGTGTCTTTAACGAGGCGTTCTATGCTGGGGTAGCAGAGGTTATATTCATCGGCTCTGTCAGCCATCGAGAGCAGTATGAGCTTTAATGACGAGCTACCTGGATCTGTCTCCCAGGCCCAATCTGTTGCATGTCTGCTCATGATTAATCTCCGCTATCAGCTTGAATGTTGTGGGGAGGAATTAATCATGATCTGCTTAATCTCTGCCCTGATACGACGGTTTGATTCCATGGTGCACTCAACACAGTGTCCGTTGTAAACCCAGCGTTCACTGTCATGTCCGTGCTTACATGTTTTTCCGGTGTAGTAGCGTTTAAGTCCGCGCTTTGCGGCATCAATACGTGTAATGATTTCCATGGTAAGCCCTGCTATTAGTATTGGGATTACGGTCATTTTGTGCTGACACAAAAAAAAGATCAACCAGATTTGGTTTTTTATTACCTTTGAGGTACGAATAGATATGAAAAGACCGCCGGGTGGCGGTCTACAGAGGGTTGTAGCTGGATATCATGAGTAGAAGAAGTATGCCAGTTCTGCTTTTGAGCGCAGCCATTGTCTTGTTTTACAGGCTTTAAAAAGCCCATTCATCAATACTTTACCTGGCATTTTGCGCTTACCTGTTAAGTGAGTCTGGATATAGTGACTCGTCGTTCCGGCTTCCTGTGCGAAGGCTTCACGCTCATCCGGAGTAAGTGCAAGCCAGTGCTTTTTGAAATCGAAATGTTCGTTATCGCTCATAGCTATTGCCTGATATTTATTTCAGATAATAAATATTCACCCATAAGGTAACAAAAATCAAGGATAGTTACCTATGGGGTGCATTTACCTGTTGGGTAATATTGCTTTAAATTGAATCATCTACTGATTCATATATGAGGCGATTTTCCAGAAAATGAAAAGTATCCAGGACGTCCGCAGGCAAAATCTCAACGACTTGATCGACCGTGAATTCAATGGTGTTCAGACGCGGATGGCAGAAAAACTTGGAACTCAGGCAAATCTGGTAAACCGCTGGGCTCTTGGCAAGAAGGTTATCGGCGACCAGGTTGCGCGAAAAATTGAAGCTGCCGCCAATAAACCACGTAACTGGCTTGATATCGATCGCTCGCTTTCTCAGGAAGGTTTTCAGCCTGTCGGCCCGAGCGATATAGGTCAGCTGGCGGCTCACAACCTGGAACGCTGGATGAGCGAAAGCCGCGACCTTTCAACACAGGGAAAACTTCACCGCGCATCCGGCGTCGCCCAGGTGACAATCAGCCGCCTGTTAAACAATGAAGTCAGCGTTTCCATTTCCACCCTGGAGAATGTTGCATCCGCATTCGGGCGTCACGGCTATGAATTACTGATTCACCCGCACGACCCTGCGACTATCAACTATGATCGCTCGCGCTACGCATTGTTACCTGAAACAGAGAAGGCAAAGATCGAAAGTTACATTGAATTTGTCATCAACCAGAACGAAAAAAGCAAACAATAAAATCATATTTTTCAGTAAGTAAGCCGCCTCATGGCGGCTTTTTTATTGCCTATGCGATTACCTTATGGGTAATTTTTTTAACTCATATCTATTGACATCAAACCAGATACGCATAATTATTACCTCAACGGTAACAGACCGAGGTAACAAGTTATGCAGTGGAAAATCATCAACGGTTGGTACTGCGTTACTGCATGCGGATTCATGAGCTGGAAGTTCCGCACCTTACAGGAAGGCATTAAGTGGGCTTTCGTCAGCAAAGAAGCTCGCGATGTAGCCAACGATAACGAGATATGGGAGTAGGTTAGCAAATGAGTGAATTATCAATCATCGAAATCACACCAGACATGGCACCAAGAATTTACGTTGAAAAAGGGCTGGAAAAGTTTCTCGAGCAGATCCGTGAAGGTGTTAATGAAGTGCCTGACATTAGCACAGACAAAGGCAGAAAGCGCATTGCATCTCTGGCTGCGAAGGTTTCAAGAAGTAAAACAGCGGTAGAAAAACCAGGACGTGATTATCTGAAACGCCTGAAAGAACAGCCGAAAGTAGTTGAAGCAGAGTTACGACGCTTCGTAACCGAATGCGATCGGCTTCGTGATGAAGTACGCCGCCCACTCACCGAGTGGGAAAATGCTGAGAAATTACGCACTGAAGCACTGCAACAACGCCTGACAAATTTGCGAGCACTAGCTGACGTGATCGATCTCTCCGGAAACTACTTGCCATCATCTGATATTCAGGAACGAATTCAAGAGGCTAAATCAGTAGCACTTGATGAAAGTTGGCAGGAGTACGCAGCAGAAGCTGGAGTAGCCAAGGATTCAACCATCCAGAAACTGGAAGAATCACTCGCAGTAGCTCAAAAACGCGAGCGTGAAGCCGCTGAGCTGGAGCGACTTCGCAAAGAAGCGGAGGAAAAAGCGCGCATTGAGCGAGAAGAGAATATCCGCCGGGAAGCTGCTGAACAGGCCAGGCTCGAAGCTGAACAAAAAGCGAAAGCTGAAATTGAGGCTGCGGCACGCCTGGCGGCGGAAGAAAAAGCACGTGCAGAAGTAGCAGAACGTCAGCGAATTGAAGCAGAGCAGCGTGCACGACGCGAAAAAGAAGAAGCCGTTGCCGAGGAACGCCGACGCCAAGAGGCGGCAGAAAAAGCCCGCCTTGACGAACAGAAGCGTATCGCCGACGAAGAAGCGCGCCGAGCTGCAGATAAAGAGCATCGCCGTACCGTTAACCGCAGAGTAATCGCAGATCTGATAGCCCAAGGCATTCACGAAGAATTCGCGCAGAAAGCAATGTTGGCTATCGCTGGCGGCAAAGTGCAGGACGCGTATATCAAATATTGAGGTGGGTATGAACGTTAATCAGCAGAAAAATCTTCAAAAAATCATGCTGGCATTCGACAAGGACTACCGTCTGTCAGAACAGCTATATGACCGACAAGTTGAACTGATTGAGAGTATCCGGCTTCATCAACTGGCATCAACTTTCGACGTTGTAACAGTTAAAGGCGTTCGCCAGGAAGTACTGGAGGCCGCTAAAGACAGCCCTGAGTTCGAAGAACTAATGGATGCCTACCGGCGCGAGGCAATGGCAATTATCGCCCGCTGGGATCTGGCTGATCAGCTTGATGGGCAGAGGGACGCGGCATGAAACCGGGAATTTATTTCGACATCAGCAACGAAGACTACCACGCCGGTGACGGCGTGAGTAAGTCGCAACTGGACATGGTTGCCAAGAATCCGGCGCTTCTTAAATGGGTTCAGGCAGCACCAGAAGACGAAGAGAAAAAGTCTGCACTGGATATGGGAACCGCATTGCACTGTCTGCTTCTGGAGCCTGGAGAGTTCGACAAACGCTTCATTGTTTCACAGAAATTCGATCGTCGGACGAAACAAGGTAAAGCTGACGAAGAGGAATTTCTTCGTGATGTGGCGGATATGGGGATTACGGTACTTGATGCCGAGCAGTGGCGGAAACTGGAGCTGATGCGTGATAGCGCAATGGCTCACCCGGCGGCACGCTGGATGCTGGAAGCACCTGGTTACTGCGAAGCATCAATGTACTGGAACGATGAAGAGACGGGGGAGTTGTGCCGAATTCGTCCAGACAAATGGCTGAACGAGCACAACGTGATCGTCGACGTGAAAAAGGTTGCAGATATGGACCGTTTTGCACGCCACATCGAGGAATTCCGCTACCACGTGCAGGACGCAATGTACCGCGAAGGCGCAATGAGGGTTACTGGTCAGCCGCATGGTTTTTTCTTTCTTGCCGTGAGCGAAAGCATTGATTGTGGTCGGTATCCGGTACGCGTGTTCGAGCTGGATGCGCAGGATGTCGATGCCGGGCACGCTCTGTTCCGCCGGGATCTGAATACCTATCACGAATGCCGCATCAATGATGAATGGGGCGGTGTGGAAATCATTAAACGCCCTGAGTGGGCACGCAAACAGGATATGTACATATGAGCAACGACATCGCAAACATCAACGCACCAGTAGACACAGCAATCGCTGGAACTGCTGCAACTATTTTCAGCCCAGACGGCTTGAACCAACTGATGAAATTCGCCGAGGTAATGGCGCAAAGCCGCGTAACGGTACCGGCGCACCTCGCCGGGAAACCAGCTGATTGCATGGCCGTGGCAATGCAGGCTGCGCAGTGGGGAATGAACCCGTTTGCCGTGGCTCAGAAAACCCATGTTGTGAACGGCACGCTAGGTTATGAAGCCCAATTAGTAAACGCAGTTATCTCAACGATGTCGCCAACAAAAGATCGCATCAACTACGAGTGGTTTGGGCCGTGGGAACGCGTGATCGGTAAGTTTGTTGAGAAAACATCCAAAAACGGCAATCCATATATCGCACCAGGCTGGACTCTAAAAGACGAAGAAGGCTGCGGTGTTCGCGTATGGGCAACCATGAAGGGCGAGGATCAACCTCGAGTGCTTGAGTTAATGCTGTCTCAAGCACAGGTAAGAAACTCCACACTTTGGGCCAGTGATCCGAAACAACAACTCGCATACCTTGCGACAAAACGCTGGTCTCGCCTGCACTGTCCTGACGTAATCATGGGCGTCTACACCCCAGACGAATTACAGGAAACGGCACCGCGCGTTGAGCGAGACATTACTCCGCAAACGACAACTGCTGCGGGAATGAACAGTCTGATCAACGCTAAAACAGTGAAAAAGCCTGATGAGCAAACGCGTAAAGCGGATAGCCGTGATCCAGAAGAAATGCTGATGGCCTTTACCAGCGCAGCGATGAATTACAGCACTGTCTCCGAACTGGATAAGGCTTACAAATACATTGCACAAAAACTTTCAGATGATGACGAACTGCTGGCAAAAGCCACCGACGTTTACAGCGTTCGTCGGGAAGAATTAAACGAAACATCTATGTAACCACCACCGCGGCGCCACGCGCGCCGCACTGCAACCAAGAGAGGTATTTATGAAAGGTGCATTAGGTAAGAAGGAACTCCTGGCGGTGGTGCCACTGTCATGGAGCACTATCGACCGTATGGAGCGCGCAGGTGAATTTCCTAAACGCTGGTATATCACTGACAAACGCTGCGCATGGAACCGTGACGAAGTTGAGCGTTGGCTTGATGAACGTCAGGCAGCAAGCCCGGCAGAGTTCCAGGGTAAAAAGCCTCCTGTTCAGCAACGTGTATATCGTCCTGTGAGCAACGCTGCATGAGTGCGCTGCTAAGGCACTGGAGCAAATGGTCAGGATGGTACTTATTCCTGGCCTCTGTTTCAGCATGGCTTTATCTGCTGGCATTAATTTTCAGAGAGGGTTGGATTAAGTGAGAAAGTTAAGCCGACTTGAAAAATATCACATGAACAAGGTTTCAATGCGCAGCCCTTCAAAGATTGTCGCCGTTACTCCTGCGGCGATAGAGATCGAAAAACGCGCGATTGAAAGAGAGAAAAAAGGGCAATTCCGCATTGCCGCTCACCTTTGGCTTCAGTGTATGGATGTTGCTTCTGGTGATGTTGAACGTGCAAGGATCGCGGTTCGCAGGGACCAATGTATCACAAAAGGTAACGGCCTTCGCCGTGGCGACTATAGCGGCATAGGATGTTGTGGGGTGGTTTATGACTAAGAAATACACACTAATCTATGCAGATCCACCCTGGGTATACCGGGACAAAGCCGCAGATGGTAATCGCGGTGCCAGTTTTAAATATCCGGTTATGAGTGTGATGGATATCTGCCGCCTTCCTGTGTGGGATTTGGCCGATGAAAACTGTCTGTTGGCCATGTGGTGGGTGCCAACACAACCACTCGAAGCGCTAAAAGTTGTTGAAGCCTGGGGATTCCGTCTGATGACCATGAAGGGCTTCACGTGGATAAAATGTGGTAGTCGACAACCAGATAAACTGGTTATGGGTATGGGGCACATGACTCGCGCCAATAGTGAAGATTGCCTGTTTGCGGTAAAGGGAAAGCTACCTACGCGCATTAATGCAGGGATCGTTCAGTCATTTACCGCACCGCGGCTTGAGCATTCAAGAAAACCAGATATCGTTCGTGAAAAACTTGTGCAATTGTTAGGCGATGTTTCTCGCATTGAACTGTTCGCCCGCCAGACGTCTCATGGCTTCGATGTTTGGGGTAATCAGTGCGAAGACCCGGCAGTGCAACTACACCCTGGATACGCGTTGGATATTGGCGGATTAACAAATGCATTCAGCAATGCTCCGGTGTCACCAATAGACAACCAGGGGCGGGAGCGTGCAGCATGAACCTATATCAACGCATCAATGGCGCTGACTGGTGCAATATCTTCGTCGTCGGCGATCTGCATGGGTGCTACACGCTGCTGATGAACGAACTCGACAAAGTTTCATTCGACCCGGCGCGCGATTTACTTATTTCCGTTGGTGACCTTGTTGACCGCGGCGCTGAAAACGTCGAATGCCTGGATTTGATTACTATGCCGTGGTTCCGAGCTGTTCGTGGCAACCATGAGCAGATGATGCTGGATGCACTGGTCAACGGCGGAAGTTTCGGACATTGGATGTCAAACGGCGGTGGATGGTGGCACCAACTTGATTCTGAGCAGGATGTGCAACTCAAATACCTTCTGCCAAAGATTACCAACCTCCCGATGATTATCGAACTGGTTACCGGCAATAAGAAGGTCGTCATCTGTCACGCAGACTACCCGCACAACGAATACGCATTCGATAAGCAAGTACCAGAAGAAATGGTGATATGGAATCGTGAGCGGGTTAGCGACGCGCAGGACGGTATTGTCTCGGAGATAACCGGTGCCGATTTGTTCATCTTCGGTCATACGCCAGCACATCACCCACTGGTGTATGCAAACCAGATGTACATCGACACCGGCGCAGTGTTCTGCGGAAATCTGACGCTTACCAAAGTCCAGGAAGGATAGAATTATTTATTACTGTCTTCCATCCACCTCTCAAACTTCGACGGGGAGAACGGAATCAGATCCGTATGCTCCCCGTTAATCCAGGAATCAATCATATCGGCCCACTGCTGCAACATGTAGGCGCGCTGTCTGGCGTATTCCGCTTTGTTATATACGGCGCGCACACCTTTCTGCTCATGTGCCAGAGCCTTTTCAATCCAGTCTGAAGGATAACCAGCCTCATGCAACAACGTACTTGCTGTACGGCGCATATCGTGTACGGTGAAGTCCTGAATATGCTCACCATCTTCATTTATTATTTTCACCGTTCTGTCGATCAGAGAGTTCAGCGCGGCATTAGATAATGGCTTCCGGAAATTGTAACGACCAGGAACCAGATATTCACTTCCACCAGCGCACATCTGCAACCCAACCAATATATCCTGTGCCTGTTTAGGCAGGTAAATAACGTGCGCCCGGCTTCCCTTCATGCGGTCTGGAGGAATTGTCCATGTCCATTTTTTAAAATCTATTTCATCCCACGTTGCATTGGTGAATTCGCCCTTACGAACCATAGTGATAAGCACCAGTTTTAAAGCCATTTTCATAGTGCCCATAGCACCAATGGCATCCAGCGTGCGGAAGAACAGGCCAATTTCTTCTGGTGTCAGTGTTCGCTCTCGTGGTTTAAATATGGCGATAGACGAAGGTTTAATGTCAGCCGCAGGATTAAACAAACCATGACCACGGTCATTGGCGTGACGGTATACGCTACTGATGATCTCCCTGGCCTGCACTGCTGTTGCCCGGCCACCGCGTTCGACAATCCGGTCACACAAATCACGAACCATCGATGTGGTAATTTCAGCCATCATTTTATTGCCAAGAACCGGAAGTATGTCACGGTCGATCACCGCCTGTTTCATTGCGCGGGTACTGTCAGCCAGGATGACGTGTTTCATATAACTGTCGGTATGTACCGCAAACGTCTCGGCACCACGAATCTTTTTGATACCGTCACGTTTAGCCGCAGCCGGTGACTGGCCTGCTTTAAGCAGCTTCTTTGCAGCAATCAGTTCTTCTCGCGCTTCTGCCAGGCTGATACCGTCACGCCCATACTGCCCGATTACCAGTGTTTCGCGGCGACCGTTGATACGGTAGTCATAGCGAAACGAGACCGTGCCTGACGTAAGCACAGCTACATACAGCCCGTCACGATCGGAGACCTTGTACAGTTTGTCCTGCGGCTTGAGGCTTTTTAATTTTGTATCGGTAAGCACAATTCACCCGTATAGAAACCATTTTCATGACGGTATGAGAGTATACCTTTAAGGTAATACCGTCACCTGTACCGACGAAAAATATGGTGTAGAGTGAATAGAAATGAATACATAAAAACAAAAACCCTCTGTAAAAACAGAGGGTTAAATTAGTATCTGAATAGGAATGAGTTGCTATGAGTTAGCTGTTAATCATTCCCACTCAAT